AATTCTTCCATAGTCGGAAGACGATCAAAAAGATCGCCTCCGATTACGTGCATATTACACTCTTTTTCTAGCCCATTGATTTGCTTGAAAAAAGATTTGTATCTTTTCTTAGCCCACTCAACTGGGACATTTTTTTGTCCCAGTTTTAAGTGCCAATCTGCTGTAAACAGAATCACGCTACATTGAACTCCGCTTCAAGGGTTTCGTCAATGTCAGGAGCGCTTGCTTGACGTATACGGTCAAGAAGCTCTTTCTGAGCGTCTGGAGTTGGACGAGGCATAACGTCGTCCATAGACTTGAGATCCTCTACAAGAGCCATCTCTGCGTCTGTAAGTGCTCTGGACTTGCACTTTAAAGGCTGAAGCTGGTACTCCACATTATAGGGGAGAGGGCCAGTTTTAACACGCTTGAACTTAATGTCCCAACCAGTTTCTGGATCAGTTGGATCACCTAAGTCTTCTGCAGCAGTTATGATCTGCTCCCAGAGCTTCTTCTTTAGATTAACAACTTTTACTTCACCGTTGTCAATGCACTGAGTTGCATAGCTCCAACCACACTTGAGGTCGGGGTAGTATTCACGAACCCAATCCTTCTCTTTGTTATTGAACGCTTCTGCGTTACGATCAAAAGACAGACACTCTAAAGGAATGTTCTTGTCGTTTTCACCTTTGACCCAGTATACATAGCGAGCAAGAATGTCGCCACAAAGACGCATGCTGTTATCTCCGTCGGTGTACTGAAAAGTGCTGATAGAGGTTTTTTGAGCAGACCCCTTCTGCTGATTAAATGATATTGCCATTAATGAATCTCCGTTGGGGCTTCTTCATATAAAAAACAAAGTTGATCGTCTCTTACATAAAGTAGACTGTGATTATCTAAAAATATAAAAGGATCTAATGGTAAATGTATTAGATCCAATGTGGTCTTACCGTGTGCAGCGTAGTCAGCATACGAACGTAAACTAGCCATTGCTACGTAAATACAAACGTCTTTGTAGCCATACTGATAAGCATTGTACAAAAGAACGTCTGGGTGTAGTAGAAAACATTCTCCTCGAAAGTCAATACTAGAATACTTATATATTCTATCATATTGATTTAAGGGTATTTGTTTTTCTACTAACATTTTTAAAACTCGTACCATCTCGGAAGCATTTCCTTTACAAGTTTCAAATATCTTTTTCCAATTATAGAATAGCATATTATATCAAAAATTATAACTCGTGTCAAGAATTATTTTTTTAAAGTTCCTGTATTTGGTATCCCTGTTTCATATAGTATCCCATCCTATTCGAAGCCTGTCTTCGTGCAGTATTTCCTTTCAAATGTATGTCTACTACTATTGGATTTCGTTTTCCTTCCTTCTGCCTTATAACTCTACCTATTAACTGTGTTAAAAGAGGCTCATTATTGACAGGAGTTGCTAAAATTAAACAACTAAGGTCGTCCAAGGAGATACCTTCTGAAAATATTGCTTGAGTACCGAAGAGTATATTAGCTTTTCCCTTCGAAATATCAGACATGAGTATTTCTCTTTGTTCATGTGGTACCTCACCCGTAACACAAATGGCTTTATCACCTGCAAGTTCGGCGCAGGCCTGCAAAAAATGCACTCGATCACTTACTACTAACACTTTGTGGCCTTTTGTTGCAAAAGCAGCGGCTAAAAGCGCAATAGTGTGTATGTATTCTTCGTTATATGCTAATTGTGTTACCTTATTTGCCCATGGAATATTACTTCCATCCATAAATCGTATTTCAGAACGATGAACCCATATACTTGGAGTCATATAGTTCTCTTTTGGTGGTTTAATTACTTTTTGTCCAAAGTAATCACGAAAAACTACATGTTTTCCGTCTTTTCTTTCTATAGTACCTGATAAGCCTATCTTATATCTTGCATAATTTGTATCAACTACTTTAGAGAACGTTGGGGAAGAGACATGGTGCATTTCATCCAAGATAACAGTTCCGAATTCTCGACGGATATCTTGGATACGACGGTATAAACTCTGAGTGTTCCCAATAACCACAGGGCTACTAAGATCAAACTTCCCGCTTCCAATAATCCCTGGTGTAATTCCATATACTTTTTCTACCTCCGCAGCCCACTGGTTTCTTAGTGGGACTGTATGTACAATTATGAGTGTTTTCTGTCCTAACTTGCCAGCAATCGCAAGACCTGTAAAAGTCTTTCCCCAACTGACCCAAGCGTTTATTATACAGTTGTCATCAACCTCGTTATAAGCATCCTTTTGACTTGGTCGTAAATCAAACTTAAAGTCAGGAAACTCTACTGGTTTTTCAACACGCTTATCGACTACTTCATAGTCATTTGGGATCAGATCCGTTCTTCCAATCGGTATACTCACCAAGTTACTCTTAATACGTGCCATATTTTTAATAACCATGGGTGGGTCTTTTGGATTGTACGAAGGAATAGTATAGGTAAGTTCTTTGCTTAAAACTTCCTTATATTTATCTGTTACTTCTAAATAAATGCGATTGCTGATTACAGCTTTCATGTGTACTCTTTTGCTATAATATACTCTTTTACAAAACCGCTTCGTACAATATCCTCGACTCCAAATTCTATAAAATCAAATCGATTCATAGAAGCTAGAATCTCGAAAAACTCTTTCATTCCGTTTTGTTTTAAATCGGACTGAGAAAAGTCTCCGCAAAATATTACTCTACAGTTTTCCCCGACTCTTGTTATGATTGAGTCTAACTCATGAAAACTCATGTTCTGACACTCATCTATAAGTATAATTGCATCTCTTAGTGTTATACCTCTAATGTAGGAGGTAGTCATGAAATGCACTAGTCTTTTAGTTTTGAGTATCTGATACGCATCACCCCTTTCAAACAGATCTATCGCTATATCATAATAGGGTTCTTCGTATACTGAGCTTTTTTCTTTCTCAGTTCCTGGTAGGAAACCAATATCCCTAGTAGGAACTGCACTTCGTATGATTACTAACTTCTCATACTGATTTTTTGTCATATCATCAAATGCAAGATAGCATGAGATGAAAGTTTTTCCCGTGCCTGCACATCCGTGCAGAACTAAATTTTTATCGCTTTCAAAGGCAACTAATTGATTACGGGTTAAGGGTTCTATCTCTGCAAGTTCTAGTCCAGAACCATTCAGAGTCTTGCTACGTTTAGCCATAAACTCTCTATACTTTTCTTCGAGTGTCCTTTAGTTTCTCTTCGGAGTACTCGTACAACATCCAAGGTATATCTTTTAAATGTAATATACCAGCCCAAGTTCTTCCATCTTCTGGTGGTCTTGGAATAGTAAAAGGAAAATTAATTCCTTTCACCCATAAAATAGAGGCAATTCCTTTTTTATCAACCTTTCTGATCTTATAGTATTTAAGTTTACACATTAAGGTTTTGTCATAAATGAAGGGTTCGCCTCTAGAATCAATAAATGTTTTTGTTGTTTGTTTGATTATGCCAATGTGATTTATTAAAGCATTTCGTAACGGGTACAGATTCTCAAAGGGAGTCTGCACCCTACGAATACCTAATGTTTCTCCTGACATATTTTTGTCGTCTAGTAACTGGTTTTCCAGAAACAATAAACCGTCAGAATAAGTCCAGTTGCTTCCAGTAATTTTGAAAACTGGGAAAGTTACGCATTGAACGTCCTTGTAAGTAACTATCAATTACTTCTCCTTTCCATTTTATTGTTATATCTGTTGCCCCTTCGTTTTCTAACATTTGACAGTAAGTATACCGTCCTACAGGGCTTTTGATCTTTGCTTTATATTCTTTTCCATCATAATTCCAAGTTACTTTGTACAACTATGTCCTCCTTTTTAGACTGTGAAACTAACACCGCATCCACATGCATCCTGTACATTGGGATTGGTTATTGTGAGTTCAGAACTTGCCAAACTAGAATTGTAATCAATTACACTTCCAGCTACAGCTAGTTCTGCGTTTTCTTCGACTACTACTAAATCTGCAACAACTCTACCGTTATGATCTTCATCAGCATAGTCCCAAACATATTCGAAGCCAGCACAACCACTTGGTTTTAAACTAAGACCTGCATATTTGTGCCCTTCTCGTTTTAATTTGTCCTCAAGATACTTCTTGGCATTCGCAGTTATGGTTAACATTTTTTCCCTCGTAATCGCTTATAGCGGCTTTTATCGCATCTTCCGCAAGAACACTACAATGTATTTTTACGGGCGGTAATGCTAATTCATCTGCTATCTCAGTATTCTTGATTTCACTAGCTTCATCAAGACTTTTTCCTTTTACCCACTCAGTTAGGAGCGAGCTTGATGCAATAGCAGACCCACATCCATAAGTTTTAAACTTAGCGTCTTCAATCACTCCTGCTTCAGAGACTTTGATTTGTAGCCTCATAACATCTCCACAAGCAGGAGCACCAACCATTCCTGTTCCTATTGTCTGATCTTTGGGATCAAACTTTCCAACATTTCTGGGATTTTCGTAATGATCTAGTACTTTATCAGAGTACGCCATATTGCTTCTCGAATTTACCCATTGAGTAGTCGTCTCCTATCTCGAAGTCGCACCCAACAGGGGCTCCAGGAATTTTAATTCCTCTGTCTAGTTGAATCCAATACTTTAGTTTTTCACTGTATATATCTATCTCATCCTCTGGTACTTCTGCGAGAATTGAGTCGTGTACTAATGCAAATATACGAGCCTTCATCTTACTAGCTTGTATATCTGCGTGCATATCTATAGCCCCAAGAAGGTTAATATCAGAAGCAGCAGACTGGACCAAAAAGTTAAGACCACTCCTAATGCTATGGCTCTTGACACCTGCATCCGAAGATTTGACATTTGGTAACCTCCTTTTTCTACCAAAGAAACTGTACACAAAACCATTTTGTTCAATGAATTTGTGATTATTATTTATCCACAGCTTTAGCTTGTGGAACGATTGAAAATAGTCATCAATTACTTCTTTTGCTTCTTGCTGACTAAAGTATTTGCCCGAATCTTTGGTAACTTGCTCACTAATCTTCTTTGGGCCTGCTCCGTACATAATACCAAAAGTAACTGCTTTTGCAGCCTGTCTTTGAGTAGTATAATACTCTGCTACATCTTCTACTTCGCAAGGTAGACGGAATACTGTTTTCGCAATACTACTGTGGAAGTTTCCGCCTGAACGAAATACATCCATGAGTGCTTTATCTTCTGCAAGAACTGCTGCAACATAAACCTCTGCCGTAGTTAAATCCATAGCAACAATCTTATGTCCTTCCGCCGCTTTGATACAGCCTTTTACAGCTGGGTTATCCCGAGGAAGCTGTTGCATATTAAGCTTACCACTAGAGCTGAGCCTACCGCTAGTAGTCCCATGAAGGTTAAACGATGTGCGCAGTCTGCTATCTCTATCCAGTTGCGGTATGATTTTGTCCAAGTAAGTATTTTTAATTTTGGATCGTTGACGTATGTCAAGGATAAGTCCAGGAACTTCGGATTGACTTTTAAGCTCTCCGAGTACTTCTGCATCCGTAGAGTGCGCTCCCGTTCCTGTTTTCTTTCCAGTAGGTTGCAAACCCAAGTGGTCAAAAAGAAGGGAACGTAACTGAACAGTAGAGTTAGGGTTAAAATCTTTATCATTGAGTGTCTCCCACCGTCCTATAGCAGGATTCTGATATAGCTTAGTAACTGCTTCATCAATGTTATCCTGCATTAATTCTTGTGATTTGTATAGTCTTGTTTTATCAAACGGAACACCATTGTCCTGTGCATCAATTAGAAACCGTGTGCCAGGAATAAGTATATTATCGTATACCCACTTGAGTTTAGTGTTCTGCTTGATCTTCTTAAATTTATCAAAGATTAGATAGGTACATAAAGCATCCATCGCTGCGTAAGTTTTCATTACATCAAACGGAATAGATCCCCACTGGAAGTCTCCTTTGAGTATGCCATTCTCTTTACGATAGTTATCCATCCAATCATACATTGGCTTCTCGTAATCTCCGTAGGGAGTGTACTTGATAGCTAATGTCTTCAGACCGTGATTGCCTGGGTTCTCATTAATGAGATATGAGAGCAACATTGTATCTTCAAACTTTGGAAATTTGAAGTTGAAATGATACTCAAAAAATGCCATGTCAAACTTAGCATTGTGAAATATTACTGTTTTTTCAGCAAAGAGTTCTTGTAAAAGTCTTTCAGATTCATCATCAAAACAGTCTGTTGAGATGTAAACTCCTTGCTTGCCGTTGTAAGAAAGTGAGATACCAAGTATGTGCC